CAAAATGGACAAGTGGTCATGCTTGTGGGCGTGTTGCACCAAAACGTACCCTGCGGGAATGCGGGTTTCTTTAGCATACACACCTGAGCTGAAATGGTGATGAATCATCAGTTATTCCAAAAGAAGGTTGTTGTTGGACGCAGCTTGCATGATTACCCAATTAGTGCCATCAGATACCATTGTCGCCCAGTTACCGATCACATTCAAGAGAATAGCCGTTCCAGCAGTGGTGCTGTCAAGCGGCACAATGTTGCTAGATGCCGAGTTGACCAATTGGGCTTGCATATTTTTAACGGTGATGTAACGCCCCGTCCAGCTTGATGCCGCAGGAAAAGTCAGCGTCAACGCCGAGCCAGTCTTATTGTTGATGATCCAAGTGTCAGTGCCTGTGATTGTGTAGTCAGCAGTTTTGGTTAAGACTGTGGAAATTGGCACATAGTCAACATTAGCCACAGCAGCAGATATAGCCGTACCGTTGCCCTTGAGCAAGCCGGTAACAGTGGTTGAAAGGGTAATCGCGGGGGTAGTTGTGGCAGTTGCCACAGTACCAGCCAAGCCATTGGCAGACACCACCGACACGCTAGTGACCGTGCCAACAAAGGCATCGTTAGAGGTTATGGTGAAGTTAGGGTAAGTACCCGTTACCGTTGTAGTGCCTGCGCCAGTAAGCGAAACAATTTGGTCTGGCAGGGTATTGGTAACCGTAATAGTTCCCGCTGCGTTGGTAACCGAAATGCCAGTTCCAAAACCTAAAGTGTTTAGGGTATACCCTGTGCCATTGCCAATCAACAGTTGACCATTGGTTGGGATAGTGCCTAACCCCGTACCGCCGCTTGTCACTGGCAATATGCCTGTTCCTTCACCAGTAAAGTTGTACAGGCTATAAAACCAGCGATACCACTCCCGCGACACCGCACCTGTTCTCTCGTCAATAATCGACACCCGTGGAGGTGTGATTTGGGTGGAGTTTGGATTTGTGGCCATGATCAGGCATTGGTCGGGCTTATGATTAGTTCTGCCCCCATGATGGCTATTTTTACAGCATCAGTGCCTGAGAGTTCATAAACACGGTCGCGCAGCTTGAGCGTCATGCCAAGCCTGCGCCAAAAGGTTCGGTGGCCATACGCACCAATTTTGCCAACTGGTGACCAATGCTCATTTGACCAAGTGTGACCGCCATCATCTGACCAACGCAGCATAACTTCGGGGTTATAGCCTGGCGAGGCAAGGTAGGAGTTAGTTACCAAATTGTATCCAGTGATGTCGGTGTCTGATAACTCATATTGACCCAAAGGCTGAAAATCATCTCCCGCTTCGGTGGTCAATGTAACGCCTGATTGAGTGGCCAAAAACGTTTGCACATATTCGGCCACAAGATCTAATCCTGACTCAGTGTCAATATTTTCGCTGTCATAACCAGGGTATAAATTTAACCCTACGCCTGTTTCACAATCTAATTGCAAACTGTGGTGAGCTGTACGTTTAAGGTTGTTTGTGCCAGTAGGCAACGCCCTCCAAGACCGCAACCACTTTTGGATGTCGCCGTTGTCGGCGTACACATCCAAGTCAAACGTGTAAATATTGCCGTTTGCAAAATCGCCAACAATGATGTTGCCGCCAAAGTTACATTGGCAGTTGCTACGGTGACGCATAAATTCGCCGTTATCAAAGCCAGCTCGTTCATGCCATGCTTGTGTAGATACATCGTAAACCCATGTAGCGTTTCCGCTTGGAAACGTCAGCACATAAAAAGCATGACCTTCTTGCTGGTATGTGTAAGCAATTGCGTCTGAGATATTGCCGTATTGGGCAATAGCGTATTCAATGGCGTGGGTAGAAATGCGGGTGCCTGTATAACCATTGGCGCGGTAAACAATACCTTGGCCACGGGCATCTGTGCCTAGCCAAAACAGGCCGTTGTCCATCTTGGCAATGGTGTACGCAGACACGCAACCGATCTCGTTGAAAGCGCCTTGGATGCGTTCCAAGGGGAAGTCAGCGCCGCCGACGTTGTACCAAACCTCAACTGAATCAGTGCCAAAGACCCACAGCTCACGGTGGTCGGCGATGATGCCGACTATGCCGTCGGGTGAGCCTTCAGCACTTGCAAAGTCCAATGGATCGATTGAACTGCCGTCTAACAATTGCGTCACCCAAAGGATTTGGCTGTCAAGTTGGTTGAATACAAAATAGCCGTCAAGGTAGGCTACAGTCACCGCGCCAGCAAAATCAAGATCTGTAATTTGGGCAAACACGTTAGTAATTTTGTTGTAAATAAAACCGTCAGGATTGCAAGCCAAAAATAACTGCGTTCCATTGTCAGCAATGCTTACAGGGCCAGTGCCGGTGACAGTACCCAACAGCGTAGGTGTGGCAGTCAGGCCAGTCAGTTTGTAAAACTCGTTGCCTGACACAACATAGAAGTCAGTGCCATTAGTTTGTTGCGCCCACAAAGCTCGTATGGGGCCAGTGCCTACAGTTTGCAAAAAGTTAAGGCCAGGGGCGCGGTTAAGGAAGCCTGGTTCTTTGCCGCCTTCGGGAATAACTTCGGGAAACAAATTGACCATGCGGTTGTCCGCAGCGTTGATACTGCGAGCAACATAAGCTGATCCAAGAATTGGCGTTTTCATGCAACGTAACTTGGATACCACTTAGTTGTTGTAACGTCGTAAGTCATTGTTAATGCCTTACTAACCACCGCTGTGCCTGCTAGAGCAATATTACCTGCTGTTGTCCATGTAAATATGCCCGTTGGAATCAATGTAATCGTACCGCCACCAGCAGAAATTGGCGCTGCGGCAGTGATGGTTACAACTGCGGCTGTTCCTGAAATAAAAGTAATTTGTTTGGTTGGCGCAATTGTTGTCGCGCTTGCAATTGTTGGCGCTGCCGCGTTTGTTGCGTTAAAACTGCTTAATGTAAGACTTGTGCCTGTGGCAGCACCAATTACAGGTGTAACCATAACCATGCTTGTGCTGGTGCAAGCACTAATATTGCCACTAGCAACCGTTCCTAAAACAGGCGAGGTTAATACTATTCCTGTACTGGTGCAAGCGCTAATGTTGCCGCTGGCAACCGTCCCTAATGCGGGAGCAACCATTGTTGCATTTGTAAACAACAATGCATTAGTGACTTGTTTTGTTGTGCCCCCTTGGACAATGGGCAAAACGTCGGTTGTAACCGCCGCAGTGGCTGCGGGAAGAGATGAAATTGCGATGGTGGCCATGTTAGTAGTTTCCTGCAAAAATGTTAAAGCGTTGACGGGATGACACGATAGCGTAAGGCATAGACATAATGTCGTCAGGATTGTTGATGCGCTTCAGATTGCGCTTGGAAGTCATTGCAATGCGCTGCACTTGGGGGCTAGGCTCTACACCAAATTCAGGTGCAATTTCCATAGCCAAGTTGTAGGTGAAAGCTCGCAAGTAGCCTGGTGGGAACAGAATGTTTGTTGCCAAATTAGCAGGCTGGGTTAACTCTTCAACAGAAATAAAATGCCATTCCAAATCCCTTGTGGGCTTGGGATAAACGGTCATCGTAACGTCAGGGTAGGTCATGTTGACAAAAATAACCTGCGGGTACGTTGACGTTACAGTCTTAACAGCAATGCCATCGTACTGTTGTTGGTTAATAAATTTGATGCCGTAGGAGACATTGGTGCCTGCGTCGCGGTAGTAGGTAGCGTCATCCAGCAACACAGGCCGATTGCCTACAAAGTTTCCCGATGGGCCAAGAGTGCGCGTAATTTGACCAGCAGGCCAGGTAAACATTTGATCTTGAGTACTAAAAACAGACAAGCGCTCAGTGTTCCACGAGTCAATCATTTGATTAAGCGCCATCAGCGAATCTTCAGACACAGACGCGGAAGTTGTCTCGCCTTCAGCCAATACGCCAAGCAATCGTAATGCACGGTTTATCTGATCGCCAGCGGTGTATATGGCCATGTCTACGCTCCTTGTTCTGCCGCCTCTAAACTGGGTCGGCCACGACGACGTTTAACTTCCAATTCGTTTGCAACAGGAGCCACCTCAATAGGCGTGTCCAAAGTATACCTTGTCCAGCCATTTTGTTCATCATAAACGGCTTCAAGTTCCATAGTGGCAACCTTTGCCCCGTGAACGGGGTGAGACATATAAATAACAGGCATAAAAAGAAGGGGGTGATTAGCCCCCTGTTGGTTTTACTGAACGTGGATCACAACAAAGTTAATTACAAAAGCCTCTGACAGCGAACCGCCCGAGAGGTTGCGAATTGTGATTACGCAACTTCCGGTGGTTTTGCTAGAAATCCAGCAGTTGTAAGCACCAGCGGTAGCACCAGACGAAACGCTCAGAATTACAACATCCTTGGCGCTGATTGTGCTGTTGGTCAAAGTGAACGAAACGTTTGTGATGTTAGCCAACGCAGCGCCGTTTACTGTAATCTGACCAGCAGACTTGTTTAAAGTCACGCCGGTTGATTTGCTTGTCAATTGAGTTACTACGCCGCTTGCTTCTGAGGTGTAGCCCAATTCTCCACCAGACAATACAAAGTTAGACCCAATGATGTCTTGGTCTTCAAAAGCAACACCAATTGATTTGGTATTAGAGGTCATGATTTTTCCTTTAAAAATAAGGGCCGAAGCCCCTATTTAGATTTACAGCAAAAACGCAGAGTAAGCTGCGTCGCCTGTTTTCACAAAACGGTAGGTGTGTGCGCTGAAACGGCCCACGGTCACTGAACCAAAAATTGTGATGCCAGTGCCTGTTGTGACAGGAACGGTAGACGAAGAGCCGCTGTTGTTGTCGTTGCAAATAGTTAGTTCAAAAGATGAATTAACTTTTGCGCTTGGGACAGCAGCGTCCAACAAAGTTGCAGTGGGCAATGTCACGGTCAAAGTTGCGTCACTTGCTTTTTTGCAAACAACCAAACCAACTACTACTTGGGCAGCAGTCAACGTGGTGTCTGCTGTCAAGGTAGTGGGAATGGTTTGTACGCCCATTACTGCTTCTGTCAGGTTGCCGTCACCAAGTTGGTAACCACCTGTGCCATTAGATAATGCCATGATAATTTTCCTTTAAAAAAGTTTCTGATCAACCCCAGATGCGGCAGGCCATCTGTGGACGAATTGTGCTGAAGCCATACAGAACGTCAATACGGCAAGGCATACGGTCGTTGTTGATGTCGTACTGACGAAC